AACAAAGTAACTGTTGTATACGCCAGATGTTCTACTGCAAAACAGAAAGAAAATCTTGATCGCCAGAAAGAACGCCTCATGCGTCACGCTGAATCACAGGGTTATAAATACATTGTGATTGATGAAATTGCCAGCGGCATAAACGAGAAACGCAAGGGTCTGCACAAGCTGTTGAACATGGCATTTCAAGGCAAGATTGATCGTGTCCTGATTGAATACAAAGACCGCATAGCCAGATTCGGTTATGAGTATCTCTGGTCAATCTTTCGCAATCTTGGAGTTAAGGTTGAGATAATGGAAAACAGGGAGAAAAAATACGAAGAAGAACTGGCAGAGGACATCATGAAGATTCTTACCTGTTATTCAGCCCGATACTATGGGGCAAGGGGCGGTAGAAAGAAGAAAATTGAGGTTGTCGAATCTAATGCAATTTAAAAAGGAGGTTAGCAAGTGAAAAATAGATTAGCGATATTATTGTATTTTTGCGTTTGTTTTATTTTGACGCTTCGCTTGACAGAGGAATTGATGATTAACCTTGCGCGCCAGAGTGCGGCAAGAGCCATTACATACACGCCAAAGCATACTTTACTTTCGATGAAAAAAACGGTGACAGACCCTCACGAATCGGGAACGGTTGAGTCTGGTAATTACGTTGGATATGACTCAACATGGTATGACCCTTTTTTTAGTATACGCTGTACCAACGAAGGAAAAGATCGAAGCATATTGATATACCATAAACATGTCAAGCGCATTACCAAAACTAAAGAGTGGTTGAAGGTGGAATTTAAGAATGATAAATAATTTTGAATATTATCTTAAGTCAATCAAAGATCACCCGGTTTTAAGCCGGGAAGAAGAAAAGGCATTGGTCAGGCGCGCGCAGAAAGGATGTAAGAAAAGCAAACGGATCATATCTTCGGCATATCAACATTTAATAATCAAGATCGCCAACGGTTATAAGGGCCAGCACGACATCATGGATCTTATCATTGAGGGCAATATCGGGCTGTTAGAAGCGGCCAAGCGATACCAACCAAGGCTAGGCTATAAGTTTTCGACATACGCTTATAGTTATATAAAATTTTATATGATAAAGCATTTATCGTCATTGCCGATGATCCGGCTACCGAAGCATGGGTGCGTGGATATAAAAAATCTTCCAGCGGTAAAGTCAATCGACGCTTCCGTGGACGAAGAGGGGAACAACCTTTACAGTTTTATCCCGGCCCCGGGAGATACAGATTTTAGATCGTTACAGCTTGAGATCCTAGTAGATAATCTTGCCCCGCGCCTTAAGCGGACGATCAAAATGATTTGCAAAAGCAAGAACATGACACAAGTCGGACATAAAATGGGAATAAGCCGGGAAAGAGTGAGGCAATTACGGAATAAGGCGATCATCGAGATGCAAACCTTAGTAAATAAAAAATAAATGTGCATAAAATAAAAAAAGATGGTATCAATCAGTAGGGCAACGGCGGGAGAACACAGATAGCTATTAAGCAAACGTCCGGCAGAAGTTGCCCTGCTTAAAATATGAAAATAAAAATCATAGAAGAAAAAACGCCGGCTTACCCGGTTAACCGGCCAAAGCAAGACCGGGTATTTTTATTCATAGGATTTGAAAATGCCACAGCTTAACGCCGAAGAGAGTGATTATAAAAAAAAGTTAATTGATTTAAGCTGGAAATATTTATACACAAAATTTCGTAACTTCAAACAAGCCAACAAGATACACGTCGCTATCGCTATCGCGCAAAAAGATATGGCGAGTAAACTTGAGCATAGCGGTGAAGTCAATTTAAAAATACCCCAAGAGGAAATAGATTATCGCGTCCGGCGGCTCAAACGGGCTATCGGCGAAATAAAATATAACAACCAAAAGTGAGAGAATGTCAGCGCCTTGTAAAGTAGGAGTTAACTTCGATATGTTCGCCGATGAAAAAGCGATGTGTGTTTTTAACCCCCTATTCATGGTTGAAGAAGATTTTTTTAAGATCAAGACCAAGACCGGGGAATTACTAAAATTAAAACTCAATAAACCGCAACGGTATGTTGTTAATTTTATCAAAAAGCTACGCGCCGAGAAAAAACCCGTAAGGCTTTGGATATTGAAAGGCAGGCAACAGGGCGTAAGCACCTTATCCGAGGCGATGATCTACGCGCTCACCTCTCAACAAGACAACCGCAACAGCCTTATCATGGGCGATCAGGAGGATAAAAGCGAATATCTTTTTCAGATGTCTAAGCTTTACCATGAGGAATTACGGCGAGGTTATCCCCACTTAGCGCCCCCGCTGAAAAAATCTAATGCGAAAATGCTGGAATTTGAAGATCAACGATCGCAGATCATCATTGAAACGGCCAAGAATATCAACGCGGCTCGGGCATATACCTACACCTATGTTCATCTTTCGGAAGTCGCTACCTTCCCCGACCTTACCGGCGTATTGACCGCCCTTATGCAATCCGTGCCGAATTATTGGGATACTATGGTCATCGGTGAAACGACCGCTAACGGCATGAATGAATTTTACGAAGAGTGGAAGCGCGCCGAGGAAGGCAAGACCGATTGGATCCCGGTGTTCATACCGTGGTTTTGGAGTGAGGAATATTCGTTACCGCTTGAGAATAGTCAATTATATCCTATCGCTGGCATGAATTTTGGCGCGGACAACAACGAACGCAAGTTTTTAGAAGAAGAGCAGAAGATCAAGGCAGAGTTTAATCTTACCGCGGAACAGCTTAATTGGCGCCGGTGGTGCATAGTGAATAACTGCAAAGGCGATATAAACATTTTCAAACAAGAATATCCTAGCTTTCCGCAAGAAGCATTTGTCATGTCCGGGGAGAATTTCTTTGACCGGGACGGCATGAACAAGCAGAAAGAAGTTAAGCCGGTGGCGATCGGCGAGATTTTTTACGACAACATGGAGTATAGGTTTAGAGATCAACAGCATGGCCGGCTTGAAATTTTCGCTTATCCTACGCGCGGGGAAGAGTATTTAGTGGTCTTAGACGCCGCAGAAGGCACGCCCGGACGCGATGAGGCGGCCGCTTTAGTGCTTGATAAGGCCTTAAATGACGTTGTAGCGGTGGCCGCTGGGCCATATACCCCGGAAGAATTGACCCAAATCGGGGTAAATCTCGCCCATTACTACCGGGAAGCCTTGCTTATCCCCGAAAATAAGGGCTATGGATACATGGTTTGTCAGCTTGCATATCAAAAATATGGCAATATCTATCGCAAAATAACTAATAAGACGGGGCAAATCGAGCAATCGGACGAGTTAGGCTTCAATACAAACGCCATAACGCGGCCAACAATGCTTGCTAGGCTCAACGATGAGATCAAATATTCATCGACAAGGCTGGCATCTAAGCGTTTAATCGACGAGTGTCGGGCGTTTATCGTGGATCCTAAGTCTAAAAAACCGCAAGCGCAGAACGGAAAGCAGGACGGGCTTGTTATGTGTCGCGCGATTGCCGGCGAAGTCCGGGCGCAATTTCCGTCAATTAAACTTAATCGTGTTGTGGAAGAAGAGGCATATTCCGAACCGGCAGGCGCCGGTTACGGTGGGTTGGCAAGGAAAGGGAGGTAAAAGCCTATGAGAGCTTTATTCGTGTCGATTATCGCGGTTGCGTGCATGTTGTTGATTTTCTTTGGGTGTTTGGCTTTAAGAGATGGCGCAGCGGCCTTGGTTAATAAAGCCGTTATCGCCGCCCTAGAGCGTCAGGGGTTGGGCGTGGTCAAGGATTTGGTGCAACAGACCAACAATAACACTAAGGATATTCAGGTTTTGACCGGGTTTATCAATAAAAACATTATGCCGAAGTTGCCGGAGAAGAAGAAATGAAAGACGAAAAGACCAAGGGTAAGGATTTAGCGGAAAAGCCTACCATGCCAAAAGAGAGTGTGTATTATCCCCGCCTTGATTTTGACGTTAAAGACGTGCCGGGGCTGGATAAATACGATATCGGGGCCAAGATCATGTTGACGATTATCGGCAAGATCAGCCGGATCAGCCAAGAGGCAGACGGCCCAAAGCGGGTTACGGTCGAGTGTCGCCGGGCCAGTGCGAAAAGAAAACAAGGGTAAACCATGACTTTTGAAGAACGGAAAGCGGCGCGCAGGACATTGAATCAAGGCAAATATGTCGAGGCTACCAAGAAAGCTAAGTTTGAAAAACGCCAGCGGCAAGAAAAAGAAAGGCGCGAAGCCTTTTATCCTCATCAAACAGAAAAGCGCATTGAGGCGGCGGCAGAGCAAGAGCTAAAGAATGACCGGGAAACGGCAAAGCAGAAAGGTCAATGGCGAAGCACAGGGTTTAGTATGGCGCCCGGGCATATTATCCGGGATCACGGCGCGTGTTTTAAGCAATGCCAGAACCGTGGGATTAAGTGTGAAGTGCCGGGCGTGATCGACGAGTGTTGCATGATCCGTGGGGAATATACGGATTTTATACCGTTTGGAGAAATGGCGACAGCATGAAGTTAAAAGATAAAATCCTTGCGACAGTGCTGATAGTTTTCGTGTCAATCGGTTTCGTGTTAGCGACCGCGACGATATTCAAATATTGTATTTGGCTTTTAAAACACGGAGGATCACTATAATGGGCGACAATGGCGAGTTAAAACCAGAGGACAGGGTAGATCCCAAGCCCGAAGAGGGCGCAGAAGAAACGCGCTTAGTAATACAGTTATTTGTCAACAAAAGCGGGCAGGTATTCGTCAAGACGACAGCGCAGTTGTCGGCAAAACCCGTTTATCTTGTCGATATTTTAACGAAGGCGTTGAAGTCAACAGTTAATACTTTAATGGCACAGGAAGTCAAGCCGGTGATCCATATGCCGAATCAGGGGTTTATCAATAGGATGAAGGGCGCTTTTGGGCGTAAGAGGTTTTGATGATCGAACCCAACGAAAAATTAAGAGAGCCGAACCAGCGCACAAATTACAAAATGAGCGATGCGCCGGAGGACTATCAAGATAAGATTGACTCTGCTTTCACGCTCAAAAAACTTACCGATGACGAGCGCGACAGTATCAAAAAACACATTAAAGACGCATTGAATAACATCGAGGACGCCCGTAACGAATACGGTCTGTATGATACTTGGAAGGCTAACGAAGATCAATATTACGGTATCTTGCCGGAGAAAACATTTCCTTTTGAGAATGGAAGCAATTACAACGTGCCTTTGACCCGCGAGAAAGTTGACGTTGTGGTGAATAGCTTAGTGACGGCGGTTCATACTCCTGACGATCTTTGGGAGGTATTGCCGACAGAAAGCAACGACAAGGGCATAGCTGAGAAGATTAAATCGCATACCGCTAAACAAAAATTCTTGACCTTTGAGTGCAAACAGGAGTTGAATTACGAGGAAGAGGACGCGCCGGTTATCTTTGAAAGCGTATTACACGGAACCGGATGGTTAGAGTTACCTTGGCATTATGAAACCGATACCCTGAGGGACATCGAGGTTTACACCGCTACCCCGGAAGGGTTAATGCAGTTTTTGAAAAATTATCCTTCGGAAGATAAGGCCGACAACCCGGACGATTGGAAGCATTACAAAAGCCAGCTTGAAAGAATGGACGGCGTTACCAAGGTCGAGATCGTTGTCGAATATGACACGCCGGTATGGGATAACCCCAAGCCAAAGCATATCGCGATCAGGGATTTTTTTATTCACCCCAAAGCCAAGAGTGTAAAAGACTCTAGTTGCCACGGTAAGCGCCATGTTTTGACCGGCGCCGAATTATTACGCGGGAAACAAGACGGGAAATTTATCGAGGAAGATGTCGAGGAATTGCGTTATGAAAAAAATTCAAAAGGTGAGGACGAAGAGGTAAACGATTTTCTTACCCGCGAATATACTTGCTTTACAATGGAAGTCAGATATTCCTTTGGCAAAGATGACATCGGGAAAAAATACCTTGTCGATATTCTCTGGAACGGTTTATCTGGGGAAACCGAGGAAGAGGACGAGGGCGCCGGAGAAAAAGAAACAGACTCTAAGTGCTTATTGCTTCGTGTGCGCCGCTTCCCCTACTGGCATAACCGCCCTTATTTTATCCCAAAATATATCAGCGAGAAAAAAGAGGACGGAATTTACCGTGAGGGTCTTTGCGAAATGCTCACCGACGGGCAAGATCTTTCTAACGTAGCATTGAATTTCTTTTTAGATTGCTTGCTTTACGGGTCGATACCGATAGTCAAGGGTAATCTTGCTGAAAGGAAAACACTTAGTAAACAATTGAGCAAAGGTCTTTTCCCTGGGTTGAGCTTATGGACTAAGAACCCCAACGATATTACGTTTACCACTACGGCGATCAGCCCGGCGGTGGGTGAATTGATGAATGTCTTGAAGTTAGGGGCAGAAGCCGGGCGCATGGCCGGTGGTGGTAGCGAGAACATGTCCGGGCGTGAATCGGTAAGCGATCCGCGCGCGCCGGCGGCCAAGACACAAATGCTTTTACAACAGGCCAATAAAAAGATCGCCGGGTTTATTCATGTTCTCCAGCGGTCGAATCGTGAGGTTGCCTTTCAGTTGATCGAATTATATTATCAATACCGGCCCAATGGCAAGGTATATCGCTCAATGGGCGAAGATGGTCAATGGGCTTTCCCTAAGATTAGCCGTGAAGAGTTAAGAGAACGTAGCGAATACCGTCCAGTAGGCTCTATCGAAACGGTTGACAAGGGGTTATTCTTGCAGCAATTGATGTCTTTCTATGAGTTATCGCAGAAAGAGCCTTTATTGCAATTCCCTGAAAATCGCCGGTTTTTACTTGAGAACATCATGAGAACAATGGGCGGTATCTTAGAGCAAAGTATGGCTAAGGTATTACCAAGCGATGAACAAATCAAGCAACGCGAGATTATGATGCGCGCGCAAGCGTTGATTATGAAAGAAAAAATGCAGAAAGCGGAAATGCGGGCAGAGGGAATGAAGGCGCGGGCGAGGGAATTGCTTGAGTCTGGTGTGCCGCGGGAAGCGATCGAGGCGCAGTTAGCGCAAGAATTCCCGCCGATACCCGGAACGCAAACGATGAACCCGGAACAAGGAGGGCTACCTAATGGGATTCCTGGACAAATGCAAGCTCCGCAAGGCGTCGCGCCAGCGGGACAGCCAATTAGCTGACGAGTTTAAGCTAAAGCGCAAAGAAACGCGTGAGGAGATCATCGAGTTAGGAGAGATATTCCGCGCGCTCTTAAGCGATGCCCGTTATTTAAAAGCAAAACGGGTCTATGTCGGTCTTTATGAAAGCGTCAAGCAAGAGTTAATATCCGCGCCGATTAGCGCCGAGAGTGAAACTAAGCGGGTGTTGCTGGTTGCGATTCAAGAGATTATGGGGATCCCGGCTGAATATAGTGAGGCATTAAAAGAGATTGAGAAGGCAGGAGAAAGACCCGATGACGTGGATTAAAGAATTGCGCTGTCCGCACGTCAAGGAAGATGGGAAGCCTTGCGGTAGGTTGCTTTGTAAATATTCCGAAGGGTTGAGTAATATTCAGATTAAATGTAATCGTTGCAAAACGATTTTTGACATTAGCGAAGGAGAAAACGGATTAACGATTAAAGAGTTGACTCCCGTTATTTGACAATTAGGCATTACGCTTTGAGGTTCTTGAAACCCTAAACGTGAATCGAGTTTGTTGTGGATCGTCGATTTATGCTTAGGGTTTTTTTATTTATAACCCGTTTCCACAATCGCGGCTGTCCCCAGCCGTGTTAAAAAATGGAGGTATTTATGTGGACAGAGTTACTTAAACGGTCGATGTTTCCTAAGTTTTCCATTGTTGGCGAAGAGGAAGGCGGCGGCCCGGTCAAGGAAGAGAAGCCGCCGGTCAAAGACGAGCTTAGCGACGGCGAGAAGGCAATCCTAGACCAGATGGAAAAAGAAGAGAGCGAGAGCAGTGAAGAAAAAGAGCCAAAGGGCGATGAGGATCCCGACAAAAACGAGCCAGAGGACAAGTCCGGCGAGAAAGAGAAACCGCCTAAGTCCGAGGAAACCGAGGATAAAGACGAAAACGGTGTGCCTTGGAAGAACCGGGCCAAAGAGCATGAGCGCAAAGCGGCGGAGAAAGAAAGGCTCTTAGCCGAAAAAGACGCCGAGATCGCGCGTCTTGCTCAACAAATGCCGGCCAAACCGCCGCAGATGTCGCCGCAGGAATATCGGACAAAGCTGGTTGAGCAGTTGAAAACGCAATATCCAACGATGGACGAGGATCAGCTAAATGCAGTTTTGGATATTTCGACGACTATCGCCAGCGCGCAGGTGGATCACGCTTTAACGCCTTTTCGTCCGACGGTAAGAGATTTTCACGTTAATACCGCAAAGGCCGCTGTTTCCGAAAAAGAAAAAAAGTTTTTCGAGAAGCATAAAGCCGAGTTTGAAGAGGTGCTTTCACAGATTCCTGAACAGGCCAAGATGACCCCGGAAGGCGCGCGCCATGCGGTTACCAACGCTATCTTGATCGTTAAAGGGAAACACGCCGACGAGATCGAGGCCAGCATCGACGCGCGGATTGCTACGGCGGTCGAGGCGGCTCTCAAGAAAACCAACAAGCGCATTGCTGATAATGACGCTAGCGGGGGAGAACGTGGAGGGAATAACCTTTCCGGCGTATCTCTTACTAAAGAGCAAGAGCGTCAGTGTAAGGAGTTAGGTTACGACAAACAGCAGTATGCTAGTTTGTTAAAAGGTTTACAGGCTAAAGCTAAAGAACGGAATCAACCGATTCCACAAGTATTAAGTTAAGGGAGGTAAGAAGATGCCGATTAACATTTACGGGAAACCGATTTTTTGCGGTTACGCGAGAGGTAAAAGGACGATGATTTGGTTGCCGATTGCCGCGAGCCAAGTATTTAAAGCCTTGTCTGCTAAGTGCGGACAAGTCGACAGCAACAACGATTTTGCGTTGTCTGCCGATAATGACACTGCAATTTTTGGTTGGGCGGAAATGGGAGAAATTACTTCTTCATCTACCGCTGGCGCCGATAAATGCGCCGTTGATATTTCTATGGATGCGCAGTATTGGGTCCCGGCTGACGCAACCGTTACCGAGGCAATGCGTGGGGAAACTTGCGACATAATAGTATCTACGAACATCATTAAGGCTGATGTTGGAGAAAATAACCAAGCGGTCTTTTTGATTACCGAGGTTGATACAGCAAACCAGTATGTCATGGTAAAGATTGCCGATGGCAAGCAACAGGCGAAGGGCGTAGCTTAATAAGATAAAAACCCCTTGAACGTCAACGAACGTCTAAAGGTTCTCAAGGAGGTTAGCGATGGTTAGAAATCAGTTTACGGAATCGATTAAAAGACAAGCGATCAATTGGTTCTGGGGTAATTATACCGCAGTGCCGATGGAACATCAGTCGATTTTCGATATGGGAAGCTCGGTAGACGCTTACGAACAGAGCGTCAGCGGTATCGGTATGGGTGAACTTGCCGAGGTTGCGGAAGGCGAAGAGTTTGAGGTTGATAACGCCGCCGAAGGGTTTACCGTTTACGCGAAAATGCGTAAATTTGGTAAACGGACAGAGGTCACTCAAGAATTGGTTGAAGATAATCGTCAAGTCAAGAGTTTTTTAAAGTCGATTGTTTCAGGGTGGGGTTCGGCGACCAACATGACAATGGAAAGATTCTTTGCTAAGTTTTTCGTCTATGGCGGTTTGACAGCCGGGCATGATGTTTTCAACAACACGATCACCGGTATCTTAACAGATTCAACCGGCGATTTGTGCTATGACAGCAAACCTCTTTTCAATTTGTCAGGTAACGAGAGAACATCCAAGGGCGGCGGAACGTATTACAACGGTATCGCTAGTGATCTTGACGCGGATAATTTTGAAACATTATGGAATTTGATTACCGTTACGAACGCGAAAAACGAGCGCGACGAAGAAGTGGTTATCATGCCGAATATGTTGATCGTGCCTCCGCAGTTAAGGTTTACGGCCCAAAGATTACTTGAAAGCGAAAAGAAACCCGGCGAATTTGTTAACGATATTAACACCTTGCAGGACATTGTTACCTTGAAAGTGTGGCGTTATTTAGCCGGAGATTCAAACGCATGGTTCTTAGGAACAGCCGGTAAGGGGTTAAAGGGTTATCGCCGTCGTCCTCCGAAGGTTGATTTTTATTACGATGAGGACAGAGAAGTTTACAAGGCTAAAACTTCTACCCGGTTCGGTGGCACGGTAGATGATTTTAGACCGTGGGGCGGAAGCAATTTTGCTACAACCTAATAGATTATGAGTTTTTGTCCAGTGGCAGTATGCGTGAGTTGTGGATCGCGGGTTAAAAAGCCCGTGTATATCAGCGGTAGCGCATACTGCCCAGTGGACGCGGAAGTAGAAAAAGATCATTTAGCGGCTTCTAAAAAGAAAAAATCATTACGAGAATTCAAGAAATTGATACGACAAGCGAGTTAAGGAGGTTACAAGATGGCGGAGAAGAAAGGCGTTAATACTTACGATGAGAGCGAAGGCTTGAAAGAGAAAAAAGTCATTTCGCAGAAAGATAGCGGCTTGGTTTACGTTTCTCACGCGAAGCATAACCAGATTTCTAAAAAGGGTTTTATCCCTAAAAGTGTTCACAAGATTGACGTGAATACTAAGGAATACGGTTACATTTCAACGGCGGAATTTAAAAAAGCCCTAGAAGAGATCAAAGAAGATGTCAAGGAATAAATGCACAAAGTAAGGAGGGTGAACGATGAATAGATTTTTACGCTTGGCAATGATAATCCTGATGATGGCTTGGGCTATCCCGGGTTTTCCTGCCGCGTCTAAAATGGGGCCGGTTAATGTTAAAGCAAAAGCCATTAGCACTACGGTTTTACAGGTTAGCGACGCTAGCGGTGACGCTTTAATATCGGTACCTGAAGATGGCGGTATTCTTTTAGGAGAAACCCCGGCAAGCACACCGTCAGAGGGGACGATTTGGTATGACACGTCGGCTCATACCTTGAAGTATCGGGACAATTCTACATCGAATACGATCGCGACCGGCGCCGCCGCTTCATTGGACGCGGCTTACAATTCGGGCGCGACGATTACGCAAGACGCTACCGGCGACCTTTTGATTAACGCGGCGACCAGCGGTAACAATATGGAGATCGCCAACACTTACGCCGGGACGCAAGCTATTTTGTTAGAATTGGATAGCCAGACTAACTCGCAAGACGTTACGGACGCTATTCTTTTCAGCACAAATGGCACGACCGCAACGATTACCGACGCGATAGACGCTTCGGACGCGGCGATCGTCAATGCGATCAACGTAGGCGCGAATGAGATCGTAGGCACGACTGGCACGATTAACTTGACCGATTTTGACGTGGACGCAGACGGCGCGGTTGTTTTGGCGAGCGATGAATCGGCCACGATGATTACCTTATCGCCTTCGGCCTCGACTGCTACCGGCATTGACGCTTCCTCGGCCAACCTGACGACTGCCATTAAAACCGGCGCGGCGGCTATTGACGGCACCAATTTTGATGTCAGTGGAGCAGGCGCGATCAGCGGAACATCTTTGGCTATCAGTGGCGCGGCCACAATCGGCACGTTTAAAAGTAATGCCTTGGTCGCTTCTTCGGCAGGATCAACGATTACCCTTGATGGTGATGCGGCGGGGGGAGTGAATATCTGTTCAACCTCTACCGGCGGAATCACCTTGGGCGATGATGTTACAGTTGCCGACGCAAAAGATGTTACTATCGGCGAAGGTAAATTGACGGTTGATAATGACGCGAACGAAACGGCGGTTGATATTCAATCTTCGGCGACCACTACCGGAAGCCCTCTTTTGATTACCTCTTCCGCTACGGCTTTAAGCGTTATTAGCGCGACCGCAGACGACATGACTACCGGCGGTAAGATGTTGTATTTAGACAGCGACGCTATTGCTACCGATAATTACTATGCCTACCTTTACAACGGAACTTCGGCAGAGTTTACTATCAGCAGATACGGCGCAACGGTTATCGCGGGCGTGGCATCTACCGATGTTTTGACACTTACGGCGGGCGATTTACAGATCACCGCAGGCGACATCGACCTAGACAACGGTCAGGTTGACTTAGCTTCCGGCACAGATCAAGTCGTTTTAGCGGTATCTCGCAACGTAACGACCACTTCAAACGCGGTAATGACGATCAGCCAGACACACGCAAGCGCGACCGGCACGGCTTTAGATATTACACAGGCCGGCACCGGTAACGATTATGGCGTGGTTTTAACGCACAATGGCGATTATTCGGCTGTTTACATCGACGCTGGGGCGGCTTCCGATGGCGACGCTATCGAGATTCCGATGGCTAACCGCCTTGACGAACGGGCGCTCAACGTAACCGGCGCTATCACCGGCACAGCGGGCGAAGGTGTTATCGAGGTTCACGCGACAGGTAACATCGCCAGCACGGCGGCTCTTTTACGTTTAGACGCAGATACAGGAACTCCGGCTGGAACGCAGGGTTATTGTATTTACGTTGATGACGACGCTGGCGTGCAAGCTGGGGCATACGCAGTAGAGATCAATTCCGAGGACAACGAAGGGTTGAATGTGTCTAAGGGGCAATCAATCTTCGCCGAAACGGTCAATTTAACTACCGGGGCGACACTACAAAATGGTGAAACCCTTGTGAACTCTAGCGATGGAGTAGTCAGGCTTTTAGGCGAAGATGATACCGGGTTAGATTTGCTTGTTCAGTCGAAAGACCACAACATTACCGGCGACGCTTCCTTGACCTTGAGTGCCGACGCTTCCGGGGATAATGGCGATGAATGGCGCATTATTTCTCAAGCTAGCGGTAACGATTTAAGCATCAATACCGACGCAAGCGGTTCTTTTGTGGAAGTGCTTAATTTGACTACCGCTGGTGTTTTGCAGATCGACAGTGATCTTACGGTAAGTGGCGGAGATATTTCTTCCGGGACAGCAGTAGGCATGAAATTCACAACTAATTCTCTTACGACCAGATATGCCTATATGCCGATAAGTTATGTATCGGCTACCGAGGCCCGCATTGGCGGTATCGGTTTAGGCAATCTTTGCGTAGGGTTGGCCGGCGTGGACGAAATCGGTAGCACCGAAGGTTATGTAACCTTGGGCGAAGCGGCTGATTTTTTAAGGTTCACCGCACAGCTACCGCCTAATTTTGTCGATGGCGGATCGGCGGCAGATCTTGTCCTTGAGTTTGATC